AAGACCACTTCAACAAAAACTCAAACTGGCACCTTCATAGATCTTTACGACTATTGGGGTACAACCGCCAGTTTAGGGTGGGAGGGCACTGCCAAGAAGACGAGCCGGACCAAATTGACTTTTGCGGTCCCGTTCGACTATCAAGACTGGCAGCGTAAGACCATGGTTGACAACCCTGCGGCCGTAACGTGGGAAATTCTCCCATATTCGTTCGTAGCCGATTGGTTCCTGCCCATGGGCACGTACCTTGACGCCATCGGTTATGCTGATGGGTTATTGTTCAAAGGCGGTTTTACGTCGGTTGTCTCTGAGGTGGAAGTAAGATACACCACCTCCGAGAGCAATTCGAGTCGCGGTGTGGCTCACGCCAACGCTTCGAAGGATCCATGTGTTACTTCGAAGTATCACCGTAGGGTGGCGCATGACAGCGCTCCCCCAGTACCGTTCCCTAACATTGATCGCTCGGGTTTACGGGGTTCGAGAATTGCTTCGGCGGCTGCATTGCTGTTGCAACACCTCGGGGGCCGTGACCTGCCGATCATCAAATACTGACTAACGTCAGCCTCAATCATCAACAGGAGTACCCTCATGATTCGCAATCTTTCCGTGCTGATTGGCACGGTCGCAACGCTCTTCCGCTTCCGTTCCGAAACAAAGGACGGAGCTCCGACGTACTTCGACTCCAGCGTGGGTAACTACGCTGCGGCGAAGAAACTCGTGTTGCGCATGACCGCACCGGAAAATGAAACACGTGGCAAATTTCGCCATACGGGACAGTTTCGCATCCCGTTCATCCGCGTGGTCAATGGAGTTTCCTCCGTGGAAACAGCCAATATCGACATTGCTGTCGCGACCCCGACCAGCCTCACCGATGGTGAGCTGGCAATGGTGTCAGACGCTCTGAAGGCTCTGGCCGGCGAAAGTCTGCTGGCTCGAGCGGTGCGGGAACGTACGGAAGCTGGTTGGGACGCCTCTGGCGGCTCTTCCAGCAGTTCGTAAGTTTATGTCTCGGGCTCGCGCCCAAAGCGCCCACACTTGTCCCCTTATGGGGAACTTGGCGATCGGAGTTATTCTATGCCTCGTACTTCAGGCCGCGCTATGCGGCATCGTCGCCCTGGTCCTTATGGTTCAGGGAAATCGTTGGACTTCACCACAAGCTCCATCCTCGCCTGCCTCGAGTCTCTCGACTCAGCAGTGTCCCTCGGTATCGCGATTCAGCTGCGATACGGGGACTGGGATTCCATTGTACGACGGGAAATAAATCCCCTCGACTACAATGGGCCCGATCACTTCCGCGTTGACTATCTTGCCGTCTCCCTCCTTAGCAAGGTCGATTTTATCTCGATCCCTGGGGTGGATAAGAAGGCAGTAGCGCTTGCGAAGTGGCGAGAGTGCGAAGAACTGTGCGCCGTCACCAACCGTCGACTACAACGACATGGCTCCATGCCGGAGCTCGTTTGGCTTGCTCTTCGCAAAGCCAGGCGGAAAATATGTCGTCTACTAGGAGACTTCAGTTGGGATGATGCCATGGTTCACGCCGGGTTTGGACGCGGGGGTACTACTCGTATCCCCCGTCGGGAAGCCTGCGTAGCCAATAAGGTGTGGGGAGAACTCCACGCCTCAAGTCTCAACCTTGTCAGTGCCTCCGATTGCTTTGAGGAGGTGTTCGCCTTGAATAAGCGAATCTTCGACTGCTCGGACAAGGAATCCGGGCCATCGATAGGCGTCGTGCCTGTCCGATGGAACAAGGTAACCACTGTACCTAAAAGTGCAAAAACCGATCGTCCTATCGCCTCTGAGCCAGATTTGAATATCTGGATGCAGAAGGGGATTGGCGGATTAATTCGCCAACGCCTCAAGCGTATTGGAATCGACTTGGATGACCAAACCATCAACCAGC